CCATCTGCGCCGATATCCGTGCTGGCCAGTTGAGCCAGGCATCCCGCTCAGCCCGAGCCAGCTTGAAAACGTGGGCCACGGCCTGTGACCGATCGACCAATTCGCCTTTGAGACGGGCCAGGCGAACTTTGTTGGTCTGCGCCTTGACGACTTCGTTGACGGTGCGCGCCTGCAGCAGCGAGGTGCCGCCGGTGGACAACGCTGGCGGCGGCGGATCGGCTGTTTCGCGCACCACTTTTGAGGATGCCTGCGGAATCTCGCGTGCTGCTGCGGCAGGCTGTGGCGCCTCCTTGGGCTCTGCATTGACTGACCGCCGGGTCGGTGCGGTGTTGGCCGCCCACTGGGCATCGGCCACCGCCGGATCAATCGTGCCGTCCGACAAGGGCGTGATGCGCCCCGTGTCGATGGCCTTTTTGACGGCCACATGCGACACACCTCGGTGGCGCGCGTAGGCGCGAATGGACAGTCCCATGGCGTCGATTTACTCAGTGCAAGTGGGTGGCCTCCTGGATGCGTTTTGTCATGCAAAGACGAGTGAATCACCCTGGATTAGAAAGAGCTTGGCTTCGGTTGCGAACAGCGCGTCAATCACATCGTCCTCAACACATCAGGCAATCGAAAGGCCAAGACGATGAAAAAACAAAACACCCAGCCCATCCAGGACCTGCTTGAAAAGATCGCACTCGATCACCTTTTCATCCAGACCCTAGAAACACAAATGAGCGATCGCCACGACTTCCACGAAGTCAGCGTCTGGGGCGTCAAGAGCGCACTGGAAGCGGCTTTTGAAGCAGGTCGCATGGTCGCAACGCAATCGCCCACCCAGTCAAACCCCAACTGAAAGTTTCAACATGACAACCCAACTCACACCCGCCCAGCAAGCCATCCTGGACCATGCCCATCGGCACACCGAAGGGAAGATCGAATGGTTCCCTGACAACATCAAAGGCGGTGCACGCCAGAAAGTGATCGACGGCTTGTTCAAGCGCTCCCTGATCACTTACGACGGCAAGAATTGGTTCCTGGCCGCCGAGGGCTACGACGCCCTAGGCGTACCTCGCAAGGCACCCCTGAACCTCCAAGATCTGGATACGGTCATCGAAGCCGCACAGCAGTCGAAACCACGGACCCGAGACAACAGCAAACAAGCGCAAGTGATCGCCATGCTTAAGCGCCCCGAGGGCGCCACCATTGCGCAAATTTGTGAGGCCACCGGATGGATGCCGCACACAGTAAGAGGCACGTTTGCCGGCGCCCTCAAAAAGAAGCTGGGCCTGCAAATCACCTCGACCAAGGAGACAGGAGCAGAGCGGATTTACCACGCCGCCTGAACAGGAGCCAGGATATGAAAAAAATGACCATCACGATCGAGCGCAAACCTCTAACCATCGTGTTCGATGGCCAACAGGTGCAGGTTGAAGAGTTGAGCGTCCGACTGCCCTTTGGACACAAGCCCACGGACATCAAGGACATCGCGGCCAGTGGCGACTACGTGGTTTACGTCACTGAAACCAGGACCATGACACCGGAGGAATTCGACGGCTTTGCCATGAACCTCTACAAGTCGCGCGACTGGCTCAAGGGCAAAGGCGGCTATTTCATTCAAGGCCGACTGTGCGTGGAAGTACACGCGCCAGGACGTCCGTTCCTTTATGTAGATCCAAGTGGCAGCGACTACTGCCGGTACATCGCGCGTTTGGGTTAGTGGTGGATAAGCCACGCTGCGCACCAATTTCAATCAAAGCCTTGGCTTTGATTGGGAACAGCGCGTCAATGAGGTCATCGCCAACACAGCCACGGAGCCAACGATGACCACCACAAACATACCCGCCACACAGAATGAAGCCTGGGGCTTTTGGGGCACGATGAACAACCAAGCATCAACGGCTTGGCCGATCGCGATGACCGCGATCTCGGACGCCACCTACCAGCCGCTTGAATCGGTGCGCACCTTCCTTGATAGCCGCCACGGTCGCCACTTTGCCGACGATGTGTTGAACGGCATGCACGCCGGATTGAACCTGCAGGATGCGATCCAAGCCGCCACCCAACGCTGGATGGGCTGGACCATTGGGCGCCTGACCAGCAAGCAGCACGGCATCCCCAAGGGACTGCCTTACCTCACCGGGTTTGTGATTCACTGCGAGATCGTCGAAGAGTCACTGGCCGACTGATGCACCCGCAGGGCTTCAAAACTCCGGCGTAGCGCGTAGCTGCGCACGATGGACACAGCCGTGAAAATCAGGCCAATCAGGAGGTTTTCCGTGATCGTCACTGCCAGACCGAACAACGGAAACACCGCTATTTGCGTGGCCACCGCCACGCCAAATCCCACCAGCACATTGGCAAGCGACTCCACCAGGGACATCAGGCGCGACTGTTTCATACCTCGGCCTCCACTGAATCTACTGGGGTCGCCATGCCTGCCAGTGCCGCGAGGTCATTGAACTTGACCGCATCGGCTTCCCGGTAGGCCTCCTGACCAGTCCAGTCCTGCCAGCGACGCACGATCACGTCCACGTACTTGGGATCAAGTTCGATCAGCCAGCCGATGCGCCCCGACTTTTCTGCGGCGATGAGGGTGGTGCCAGAGCCACCGAAAGGGTCGAGGACGATGTCACCCGGTCGGCTGGAATTGCGGATGGCCCGCTCGACCAGCTCCACCGGTTTCATGGTCGGGTGCAGATCGTTCTTCTGCGGCTTTTTGATGTTCCAGACATCGCCCTGATCGCGGTCACCGCACCAGTGGCGGTTTTGCCCCTCGGGCCAACCGTAGAGGATGGGTTCGTACTGGCGCTGGTAGTCGGCGCGGCCGAGCGTGAACGTGTTCTTGGCCCAGATGATGAAGGTCGACCATTTGCCGCCAGCAGCCCGGAAGGCCTGCTGCAGCGTGTCCAGCTCGCTCGACGACATGGCGATGTAAATGGCTCCGGCGCAGCGTTCCAGCATCGGGGTCAGCGCAGCCAACAGGAAATCGTAGAAGCCGTCGCCCAGGTTGTCATTCAGGATCGGGCGGTCCTTGCCCCGCATCTTGTCCTTGGCGCTGTTCGCATAGTCGACGTTGTACGGTGGATCGGTGAAAACCATGTCGGCCTGGGCATCGGCCATCAGTGCGTCGTAACTTGCCGGGTTGGTGGCGTCGCCACACAGCAGGCGGTGGTTTCCCAGCTCCCAAACGTCCCCTGGACGGGAAATCGACGTGACTGGCACCTCGGGCACCGCGTCGTCGTCCGTTTGACCGTCAACCGTGGTCTCCTCACCAGCCATGATCTCGGCCAGGGCGTCGGCGTCGAACCCCGTGATGTCCAGGTTGAAGCCATCCTCCTGCAGCGACTGCAGCTCGATGCGCAGCATGGCATCGTCCCAGCCGGCGTTCTCGGCAATCCGGTTGTCCGCAATGATCAGTGCCCTACGCTGGGTCGGGGTCAGGTGGTCGAGGACGACCACCGGGACAGTGTCAAAACCCAGCTTCTGCGCGGCAGCCAAGCGGCCGTGACCGGCCACGATCACGCCATCCGACCCGGCCAGGATCGGATTGGTGAATCCGAACTCAACGATGGAAGCCGCAATCTGCGCCACCTGCTCATCGGAGTGGGTGCGGGCATTGCGGGCATACGGGACGAGCTTGGCTGTTGGCCAGCGTTCGATATGGGTGGAGAACCAAGGTTCAGACATCGGTGGATTCGCTTTGTCGCTGTTGGGCGATGGCCTCAAAGGTCTCGCCTGTGGTGGCCAGGGTGACTGGCACACCAGGGAAGTTTTGTTGGAAACGGATCAACGCCACATCGACGTACTCAGGCGCGATCTCAACAGCACGACCGATTCGGCCAGTGCGCTGGGCGGCCATCAGCGTGGTGCCGCTGCCGCCAAAGGGCTCAAACACGATCTCACCTTCCTGCGTGTAGGCTTCGACCATCTCCACCGGCAGCGTCACCGGGAAGACCGCCGGGTGGTCGATGTCTTTGCCGATCTTTCCTTTATGGCGTATGACCCGGATCACCGAGTCAGGGATGCGGTAATCCTGCGTTGGTTGACCCTCTGCGGTCCAACCGTTGACTTGGCCGTCCTTGCCGCGCATGGCAGTCGAGGATCCATCGGCGCGCAGGTGGGTTTCCTGACCGGCGAACTTGCAGGGCACCGTCTTGTTGGGTCTGCGGCTGGGTTTGCCTGTATCGCGGTTGAAGTGGAAGATGAACTCAAAGCTCGGTGCCAGGCGGCCCTGCCAGTCCCCCGGCATGCCCGGCCCCTGGTCCCAGACGTACCAGGCAAAGCGCCGCCAGCCTTGGGTTCGCATCCAGGCAAGCCACTGGTCCCAATACGGGATGAACTCGTTGTCGCGGTGGATCAATCCGAGGTTGACCAGCACCTGTCCATCGGCCGCCATGGGCACCTGGGCGAACACGCCGCGCATCAGGCCACCCCAGTCGGCGATGCCACCGGAGGTGTAGTCGCGCTGGTTGCCATAGGGTGGCGAGGTGAAGCACAGGCTCGCCTGCTCGCCTTGCATCAGCGTGGCGATGGCGATCGGATCCGACGCGTCACCGCAGATCAGGCGGTGCGGACCCAGTTGCCAAACATCACCCGAACGGGAGATTGGTTGCTTCGGTGGCTCTGGGACCTCATCGTCTGCTTCGGGATCCGAATCCTGCTCCGGCGCTGCACCGTCATCATCACCGAGGTCGGCCAGCATCTTGGCCAGCTCGTCATCGTCGAGACCGGTGAGCAGCAGGTCATAGCCTGCCTCGGACAGTTCCGCCAATTCCAGCGCCAATAGATCCTCGTCCCATCCGGCGTCCAAGGCCAGACGGTTGTCGGCAATCACGTAGGCGCGCTTTTGCGCCGGGCTCAGATGGCCCAGCTCGATCACCGGCACTTCAACCAGTTCCAGCTTGCGCGCCGCCGCCAGGCGACCATGGCCCGCAATGATCCCGTTGTCGCCATCGACCAGGATGGGCTGCGTCCAACCAAACTCCACGATGCTCGCCGCGATCTTGGCGATCTGCGCCGGCGAATGCGTGCGCGGATTGCGCGCGTAGGGCAGCAGCGCATCGATCGGGCGGTATTCGATCTGCAGGTTAGGCGTCATGCAATTGAAAAACCCGCCGAGCGTTGCCGTCGGGCGGGTGAGAAATTTTCAGGGGGTGGTAACTGTCAGGGACGGTGGTAACCAAGGGCCGGTAACCAGGCCGGGTGGTAACCTGTTTTTCAGGTCAGTCGCTATCGAAATCTCGCGCTGTTGCCCCCCGCATACCGCTTTGGCCAGGAAGGACCCATCAGCTTTCCGCAGTGCTACTCAATAGCTATCTCCGCTTCAGCCATCAGCCGTACGCAGCGATCTGCATCTGTTGCCATGCCCTTCAGCGATCAAACGATCTGCTCGTTGCTCACGCCGCTGTCCTGACCATAGCTGAAAATGTACCCCCGAATAGGGCAAAACGCGACAGGGGTTGTTTTGGCGTTTGCCGTCAACATTCCTCACCGTCACGCCCAGCCCCCCAACCTGCCCCAACTTCTATCAATGCCCCTTGTTCAGATGCAGGGTGACAAGATGGATGGCTGCGTCATAGCGACGCTGCGCTGTACGAGCCGCACACGCAAAGCGTCGGCCGATCTGCTCCCAGCGATACCGATTTGAACGCATCCAAACCAGATGCCGCTGCTCCAGATCCAACCACTGCACCCAGCGCATGGTCTCGAGCATCCGATCCACAGCCTGTGGGCTGGGTGGCATGGGCCGATACAAGCGCTCGGGGTCGGTATAGCGCTCTGGAACCCGCATGGCAAGCGTCATCCAAGGATTGAAATAGCCGCCAGGTCGGACGCGTGGCAGTTTGTGTGCCGTCTCGGCAGCCTCAGCAAATCGGGCAGCCACATCGTCCACCGTCCATTCGGCTCGGGTCTCAGTCATGTCGCTTGCCTTCATTGCCGTAAAGGCGTTCGCCAAGGCGCCGGACGAACTGCCGTTCGATCCAGTCCAGTCGTTCATCCTGTTCCGAGACGACCAGGATGTGGTCGGTACGCCAGCCCTCGCGTTTGACGGCGTCCAGATCTGGCGTGGTGGGCTGCAGTTTGCCCAGGGGGCAGCGGTAGCGGTATTGCGGCACTTTCATGTCACACCCCCTCTGCGGCCATCTCACGAGCCAGGTAGAGCAAGGCAATAGCGTCGGCCTCGTTGTCGTCTGCGGGGCTGTGACCACGGGCACGGACGGATGCCACCATCTCGTCCTTGCTGGCGTTGCCTTTGCCTGTGGCATGCTTCTTGATCGTGCCAACCGGGATGCCCTGGTACGGAATTTGATGGTGCTCGCACCAAGCTGTCAGCTGACCCATGAAGCCGCCGTAGGCGTGCGCGGCATCGACACCGACGTGGCGACGAACTTCTTCGAAGACCACTTGGTCAATGCCCTCGTTGCACTGCTTGATGTCGGTGAGCCAGCGCTTGAACCGCAGGAAGCGCATGCCACCGCCTTCGAAGCGTTGAGGTTTGAAGGATTGGCTGCCACTGGTGATGCTGCCGTCGCGGCTAGCCAGTGCCCAACCCGTTTGGGTGCCCAGATCGAGGGCGAGAATGGTCATGTTCATGTTGTCAGTCCTTGTTTTTTGTTCGGTCTGACGGATCGGACAGGTTTTGACGTAACTCTCTACACGTGCGCGTGACGCGCGGGATATAGGGGTTTCGACAAGGTCTGTCCGATCCGTCAGATGTACGGTATTCATGGGGTCAGTTGTCCGAGTACGGGGTGTAGGCAGGTGTGGGCGGTGCCTTGAGGCAGACGCCCTGGAAGCCGCGCAGGCCCATGCCGTTGCGCCACTTCTCCAGGCCACGGGTCAGCAGCAAGTCGGCAAAGCGTTTTTGCGAGCCCACGAACTCCCCAGCGGCCTCAGCCCACTGCTTCCAGTCCGTGAATAGCTCAGCCGTCAGCGACTTGGCTGTGCCGACGCGAACACAACGCTCATCGAGCCAACGCCCCAGAGCGTCCTCGCCCTCGAAATACTCGTCCGTGGCATCCAAGACCTGCTGCGGCGGATCAAGCCGGCCCAGGCGTTGCCAGCCGAGACAGCCTTCCAGTGCCCAGGCCAGAATCCCGTCGCGCTCGGCCAGCAGTTTTTGCTGGAGGTGCTTGTCACGTTTCTCGGGTGGCACGG